ATACGGCGACCACCGAGATCTACACAGAGTAGATCGTCGGCAGCGTCAGATGTGTATAAGAGACAGATGTTATATAGACAGCAAATAGAACAAGCAATGGGACAACCGTTACCGCCTATGGAAGACGGGCAAATGCCACCAGAAGTTATGAACCAAATTGCTATGATGGCAGCACAAGCAACACAACAAGTTACAGGTCAGGCACAAGCTATGGCACAGGCACAAGCCGCAGCACAACAAAACCCACAAATGGAAATGTTCCAACAACAGCTACAGCTTGAAAGAGAACAACTAATGCAAAAAGCAGAAGATGATGCAAGAGACGCACAACTTGCTGCTATGAAAGCAGAACTAGATGCACAAATTAAGCGTGAGAAAATAGAAGCCGATTTAAGAGTACAAGATACTAAATCTGCTATAGAATTGCAAGAACTAGAATTAAAAGCAAAAGCTGACGCTGATAAGAACTATAATGAACTAGTAAAAACAGTTCGTGAAAGTAGAAAAACAAACGGAGAATAATATGAATAGAAATAGAGATTACCCGTCACCTTCTAAAAAGGTAAACAGAGCTGCACCTAGTGAGCCAACAATAGTTGATAACACTAAAACGCAAACTGTTACTGCTGGTGAAGTAAACACAGATTCTAAAGGCAACGTTGTTGGCAAAGAATCAAAAGTAAAAGGAGCTTACGGGCAAACTAAAGGACTTCTTTGGTATAACTATATTAAATAAATGGATTATATCTTAGCTACGGAGCATTTGCTCCGTAAATATCGTGAGAGAAAAGAAGCTCTTACGCAAACTCTCGCGTCTGGAAGTGTTGAGGATTTTGAACAATACCAAAGGATAGTCGGGGAAATAGCAGGTTTGAGTTTCGCTGAACAGGAAATTCAAACTTTACATTCTAATATGGAGGATGCACATGACTAATAAAGTCGAAACGCAAAAAGAAACTGTTCCAGACAGGGTGATGAATTTTGGAAGTAATAACGCAAAAGCCCCAGAAGCGGCTGAAGAAGGTATTACTCCCGATAATTTAGAAGCTCATGCGGAATCGCTACCACGTCCAACGGGGTATCGTATTTTAATATTACCTTTTGCACCTGCTTCGGTAACGAAGGGTGGAATACACATTGCAAAACAAACTGTTGATAAGGAAAGGTTAGCTACAGTTGTTGGGTATGTGGTTGCTATGGGACCAGACGCCTATAGCGACGTGCACAAGTTTCCTGAAGGGGCTTGGTGTAAGGAAGGTGATTGGGTTATTTTCGGTAGATATGCTGGAGCTCGTTTTCAGATAGAAGGAGGCGATATGCGTCTTTTAAATGATGATGAGATACTAGCTACTATAGATGACCCAGAAGCAATTTTATCATAACAATCTTGAGGAGGACTCATGCAAAACGAAGCAGAAAAAATAGAATTAGAATTAGAACTTCCAGAAGGGGAAGTTGACATAAGAGCAGCAGATGTTGACAATTCAATTAAAGATGAAGTAGTTGAAGAAACACCTGTTGAAGAAGAACAGCCCAAAGACGAGCTAGACCAAATTAGTGAATCAGTACAAAAACGTATTGATAAGCTAACCTATAAAATGCGAGAAGCAGAAAGACAGCGAGATGAAGCTGTAACGTATGCTCAAAGTGTTAATCAAACAGCTACACAACTAAAAGAAAAGTTAAAGAACTCTGATTCTTCCCTTTTCAAAGAGTATGACAATAGGGTACAATCAGAAATTGAAAGAGCCAAAACCGCTTTGAGAGAGGCTCAGGACGCAGGAGACGGAGAGGCAGTTGCTAATGCAACTGAAAAACTTTCTAGAGTTAGTGCAGAAGCTGAAAATCTTAGAAGATTAGCAGCACAGCAAAAACTTAGAGAAAGCCAAACTAAAGAAGAAGTTCCTGTTGAATCGTATCAGCCTACATTACAACCTCAGGCTGCTGGACCTGACCCAAAAGCAGAGCAGTGGGCTAAAAAGAACACATGGTTCGGAGATGACCAAGCAATGACGTTTGCAGCATTTGGAATACATAAAGAATTAGTGGAGGGGGGAATAGACCCTACCTCTGATACTTATTATAGCGAAGTAGATAAACGTATGGCTGAAACATTCCCACACAAGTTTTCTAATGAGCAATCTGCACCCGTGCAACAGGTTGCCGCCTCTAGCAGAGGTGCTAGTGGTAAAAAATTATCACGCAAAATAAAATTGACACCAAGTCAAGTAGCAATAGCTAAAAGACTTAACGTGCCGCTAGAAGAATATGCTAAGCATATCGAAGGAGTATAAATATGACTGAAGATAACAACACACCAGAAGTCAGAACTGACCGTAACTCACGGTCTGCAGAGACACGAGCCTCTCAAACTCGCAGAACGCCTTGGAAACCCCCGTCAATGTTAGACGCACCAGAAGCACCTCCTGGATATCAATTCAGGTGGATTCGTGAAGCTACTAGAGGAGTCGATGATAAATCTAATATGTCAAAACGTGTTAGAGAAGGATATGAACCTGTGAGAGCAGAAGACTATCCTGATTTCGAAGCCCCTACCATAGATAGTGGAAGCAACACAGGAGTTATTGGGGTCGGAGGTTTAATCCTCGCTAAAGTACCAGTTGAAACCGCACAAGAACGTACAGAGTATTTTCAAAACCAAGCAAAATCTGCTATGGACGGTGTAGACCACAACTATATGCGAGAAAGCGATGCTAGAATGCCTATAAAAGATAGTGATATCCAAAGGACTTCTAAAGTCGCGTTTGGTAGTAAACCTACCAACAAATGAGATTAATAATAACAATGTATATAAGCAAAGGAGATTATCATGGCTAATACAAATAAACCAGATGGTTTTACTCCAGCATATCATATGTACGGTGGTGTTATTCGTCCTGCTAAAATGAGAATCGCAAGTGCAACTAACGCATCAATCTTTTCAGGTGATGTAGTTAATTTATCTAGTGGTTATGTCATTCAAGGCACGGCGACAGGCACTCCTGTAGGCGTATTTTATGGAGTATTCTATACAGCTACTGACGGCACCCCAACTTTTTCGAAAGTTTGGACTGCTGACACGGCTACACAAGGCGGAGCAGATGCAGAAGCTCTCGTTTACAATGACCCAGGAATTGTTTACGAAGCTCAATTTACAGCAGGTACACCTGCGGTAAGTTTTATCGGCTCTAAATACACTCTTTCTACAACTGCTGGTTCAACAACCAACGGCAGGTCTAAAGAGGGTGTGACTGCAACAACATCAAGTGGTGTGGCGTTATGTGTCGGATTCGCTTCGCAACCAAGCAATGAAATAGGTGCTTATGCGAGAGGATTATTCACATTCCCTACTAACACATTTGCTGTATAATCTAAGGAGAATAAATAATGGCAATTAATAGAGCCCAACTAGTTAAAGAACTAGTACCAGGACTCCATGCTCTCTTTGGATTAGAGTATGAGAGATACAATAACGAACACGAAGACATCTTCGACACCGAAACTTCTGAAAGAGCTTTCGAGGAAGAAGTAATGTTAAGTGGGTTTGGTGAAGCACCGACTAAAGGAGAAGGAGCAGCGGTCGTTTACGATACAGCTCAAGAATCCTGGACATCACGTTTCACACACGAAACCGTAGCATTAGCATTTGCGTTAACAGAAGAAGCTATCGAAGATAACCTTTACGATACTCTTTCTTCAAGATACACAAGAGCTTTAGCTAGGTCTATGCAACAAACTAAGCAAGTGAAAGCAGCTAACGTATTAAACAATGCGTTTAGTTCTTCATATGTTGGTGGAGATGGAAAAGAGCTTTGTGCTACAGACCACCCTACTGTTGCTAACGTGGACTTAAGAAATGAGTTGTCTACAGCAGCTGACTTAAACGAAACTTCTCTTGAACAAGCGTTGATTGACATCGCTGACTTCAAAGATGAAAGAAATCTAAAAGTTAATGCTCAGGCAAGAAAACTTATCATTCCACCTGCTTTACAGTTCGTAGCAGATAGACTGATGGAAACTCCTGGAAGAGTTGGTACTTCAGATAATGACATCAATGCAATCAGAAACATGGGAATGATTTCTGAAGGTTATGTTGTAAATCATTATCTAACAGATACTGATGCTTTCTTTATCAAAACTGACGTACCTAACGGATTAAAACATTTCGTTAGAACTCCTGTATCTACTAGTATGGAAGGCGACTTCGAAACTGGTAATGTAAGATACAAAGCTAGAGAACGTTACAGCTTTGGTTGGAGTGACTGGAGAGGTATCTTCGGTTCACCTGGAGCATAACTCACTTTTGTGAAAAAATTAAGGGAGCTTCGGCTCCCTTTCTTTTTTGATTTTAATGATGTATCATGACAAGAGTTCTAGGATTAATACAAACAATCTATCGACTGACCTAGCAGACAAGCCAAGACGATAGAGGTTATTAAGGAGACTTAATATGGCAAAATCAACATTTTCAGGTCCTGTAAAATCATTAGCAGGATTCATCGCAGCAGGTAATGCTAACGTCGTTAGTTTAACTGCAGACACATCTTTAACAGTAGACTCACATGCAGGTAAAATTCTTACTTGTAACGATGCAGACGGTAAATTTACTTTACCAAGTATTGTAGCTACTGCTCCAGGAAGTAACGACGACCCAAATCAAACAAACAATTTAGGAGCTACTTTTATTTTTGTAGTAGAAACAGCAGCTACCGATATGGATATTCTTACAGATGGTACAGATAAATTCGTAGGCGGTTTATATACTGGCGTAAATAATGCAACTGGTAAAACTTTTATTTCAGGTGCTTCTAACGATGTTATTACCTTAAATGGTACGACTAAAGGTGGATTAGCAGGAAGCATTATTACAGTAACTGCAGTAGGTAGTGCTAAATACGCAGTAGAAGGAATCATTTTAGGTTCAGGCACTTTAGTAACTCCATTTGCTGACGCTTAATAGGGGAGTAATATGAGTTCATCCGATGTAAAAGCAACTAAGGCTTTAACAGCCACAGGACAGCTACAAGGATATATTGGTAGTGGTGCTGGAACAGCAACGAACTTAGGACCAATAAGAATTCAATCTGTTCAAGCACAAGCAAGTGCAGCAGACGCCACTATAAAAATATATGACGGAACGGGTGCAAGTGGAACTAAACTTCTAATAGAGTTTAAATTCGGTAGTGCAGCAAACGAACAGTTTGACCATTACCTTCCTAACGATGGAGTAAAGTTCAACACTGGGGCTTATGTAGTATTAGCTAATTGCGACTTTTTTGTAGCATATTACAACTAATATGGCGACCTCAGGAACTCGTGCATTTAGTTTAGATGTAGCGACCGCAATCGAAGAAGCGTACGAACTTGCAGGATTGGAAGCTCGTACGTCTTATGATGCAGTAACTGCAAGACGTTCTTTAAACATTATGTTTGCTGACTGGTCAAACAGAGGCATTCAGATGTGGGAAGTTTCTAAAGTAGAGCTTACCCTAACACAAGGAACTAACGAATACACCCTTAATTCTTTTGACATAGATATCTTAGATGCGTATATTGAAAGAACAGAAAACAATACTGTTACCGACTACGTTTTAGATAGAGTAGACAGAAACGAATATATCAATATTCCGAACAAAGCTACACAAGCAAGGTCAACAGAGTTTTGGCTAGAAAGACTAAAAGAACCTGTTCTTCATCTTTATCCAACGCCCGAGAACTCGACAGACAAACTCGTTTACTATGTCTGGCGTAGAATACAAGATAATACCGCTCAGGTTAATGACATAGATATACCAAGCAGGTTTATGCCTTGTGTAGTTTCAGGATTAGCGTATTATTTGTGCTTGAAAAAGAACGTACAAAAACTCGCTATAATGAAGGAACAATACGAACAAGACTTAGCTAACGCAATAAGGTACGATGAAGACCGTTCACCTTTAAGACTTGTTCCAAAACATGAGTATATCTAATGGCATACGCTTCAGGTAAATATGCTTACTTTATATGCGATACTTGTGGTTTTAGATATCCATATAAAGAAGCTAGAGGTAATTGGGAAAATTTTAGAACTTGTCAAGAGTGTTATGAACCAAAACATCCTCAACTAGACCCTCCAGTTATTTCTGCAGATGCGGAAGTTCTTTGGAAACCTCGTCCAGATGTTTCTTTACCTAAAAGTCAATTAGGGGTTATAATCACTACAAACGCAGGTAGCGGTATGACCTTTGAATCAGACCCGATAGGAACAAAGTTTGATGGATTAGGAGCTACTAGTGGGTTAGGAAGTGTAACAGTGAGTATAGCATAATGGCAGGATTTACATATAGCGGGTTAAAAACAGCAATACAGAATTATTTAGATAATACTGAAACTACGTTTGTAAACACTTTAGATACGTTTATACAAACAACAGAAGAACGTATTTTAAAGTCTGTACAGCTTCCTGTTTTTCGTAAAAATGTCACAGGAACACTAACTCAAGACAATACGTATTTATCTACACCGACGGATTTTTTATCACCTTTTAGCTTAGCTTTAATAGACGGAAGCAATAACTATAATTATTTATTATTAAAACACGTTTCTTTTATTAGAGATTACACACCACAACAAGCCACAACTGGCGAACCCCTTTACTATGCTCAGTTTGATGAAGATACTTTTATAGTCGCTCCTACACCAAATACAAACTATTCTGTTGAACTTCATTATAATTACAGACCTAATTCATTAACCACCGTAGGAGACGATAATCAGACGTGGTTATCTGATAATGCTCCTAATGCCATGTTATATGGCTCTTTAGTAGAAGGAGCTGTGTTTATGAAATCGTCTCCAGATACAATTATGTTATATGAACAAAAATATCAAGAGGCATTAGCTATGTTGAAATTACTGGGTGAGTATAAAGACGTTAGGGATGAAGCAAGAAACGACCAAATTAAAATAATGCCGCAAGGAACAACAAATGTTTAGTGTAGATGTAAAACCAACATTAGGAACAGTTAATGTTCAAACAACAGAAAATAAAGGTTTAAGTCCCGAGTATTGGACTGAAAGATTAGTAGAAAAACTTATTGGTATAAGTGATAACGCTGACCCTATGGTGAAAGCCCAAGCAGAAGCGTTTAAAGACACTATACAACAAGTTATTTTATTATATATGAAACAAGCTATAGGTAGCGAT